CCGCAAGTGGGCGAGATCGTTGTGGTGTGTTCCGTGTGGAGTGCACGCAACGTGTTTTGGTGTGGGGAGAGGTGTGAAGCGTGCATTGTGCATGGCTGGTGTCAATTACCGTGGGAGCGGAATAGCGATGGCGAAGGGTGAGGACTCTGGGGTGGCTGCGGAGTGGGTGGAGATTGGCGCAATCAGGCCTTGGTCTCGCAACCCGCGCCCAATCAAGGCGAAGGACGTGCGCGACCTCGCGCGCTCCATCAAACGGTTCGGCTTTTCATCGCCGATCATCGCCCGTCGCGCTGACGGTGAGATCATCGCTGGCCATGCGCGATATGCTGCTGCGCGCCGCTTGAAGATGGCCAAGGTGCCGGTGCGGTACCTGGAACTGACGACGGACGAAGCCCACGCCCTGGCGCTTGCCGACAACAAGCTCCAGGAGAATCGCGACTGGGACGACGACGCCCTTCAGTCGGTACTGGAGGAGCTCGAGGCCGCGGGGACCGACCTGACGGTCGGCACTGGCTTCGACGACGATGACATTGAGAAGCTGCTCGGTTCCGAAGAGGACGCCTATGCGACGCCCGATGTGGATGCGTCCGCGAAGCTCGACGGGCTCGAGTACCGCATCGTTATCGAGTGCCGAGACGAGATGCATCAGGTGGAGCTCATCGACCGATTCGAGGCCGAGGGGCTCAAGTGCAAGCCGCTGATGAGCTGACCAAAACGCTGGGGAGCGTGACATGAAGATCGATATTCACATCGAGACAGCTACGTCTACGACGGCTCGCGCGAAGCAAGTCGCGGCAATGTTCGACTGTCCCGTCGAGGACAAGTGCTCGCTGTCCTGGCAGATCGACTTCCCGTACGACGAGCAGCCGTGGAACGTCGGCCTTGTCGTTGGCCCTTCCGGCTCGGGTAAGTCGACCGTGCTGAAGCACGTCTGGGGCGAGCCTCCAGTGTTCTCGTGGACGGGTGCGTCTGTCGTCGACGACTTCCCTGCGACGAAGTCGATGGAGGAAATCACCGCAGCGTGCGGCGCCGTTGGCTTCAACACCATCCCCGCGTGGATGCGCCCGTTCAAGGTGCTATCCAATGGTGAGCAGTTCCGGGTGGACCTCGCGCGCCGTCTTGTCGAGCTCCCGGACCCTATCGTGGTGGACGAGTTCACGTCCGTGGTCGACCGACAGGTCGCTCAGATCGGCTCCCACGCCCTCCAGAAGCTCGTACGGAAGCAGGGACGAAAGTTCATCGCGGTGGGGTGTCACTACGACGTGATCGACTGGCTTCAGCCCGACTGGGTGCTCGACATGGCCACGCGCACCTTCACGCGGAGGTTACTTCAACGACGCCCACCTCTCGAGTGCACGATCGGGCGCCTACCCTACTCCGCGTGGAGTCTCTTCGCTCCGTACCACTATATGAGCGCTGACCTACTCCGCGCGGCTCGGTGCTTCGGGCTGTGGGTGGGAGACAGACTCGCTGCGTTTACGGCGATTCTGAGCTTTCCGCATCCCAAGGTGCGCGACATCATGCGAGTGTCCAGGACCGTCACCCTACCCGACTGGCAGGGGCTTGGCCTGAACATGAGGCTCGTCTCAACTCTTGGCGCCGCATACAAGGGCGTCGGAAAGCGTCTGAGGCACTACCCTGCTCACCCAGGCCTCGTGCGTACGCTGGATGGATCGCCGGACTGGTCCATCCGCAAAGAGCCAGGAACATTCCACATGCCTGGTGCAAAGTCAGAGAAGCAGCTTGGCGGTCGCCCGTGCGCCGTGTTCGAGTACGTTGGTGAGGCAATGACGGCATCGGCCGCTACACGACTGATTGGGTGACTGCCCGCACAAGGCATTTGCCTGGTCGCCATAGGCCGAGCTTCCCGAGGACGCGTACAGGCTTGATCGGTGTGGCGCACGCAAGCTCCCACACGAGCAACCCCGTCGGATCCACGAGCGCTCGTGTTGCGTCTTCACTCCGGCCTTCGCGCACCCCAACCAGTTCGACAATGCCAACTGCGTGACCTAGGCACTCGTCACCAGTCAGGAGGGCCATTCCGCGCGCGCGATCGGGGGCCGCACTCGCACACACAATGATCGGCCCGCGGTAGTTGGTCGACCACGATCTCACCTCCAGGGTCTTGCGGCCCGAGATGATGAGCGATGCCCACGGCTGCTTGACGGACAGGGCCCTCATCGGTTCGCACCGTCCCACTCGAGCTCAGCCTCCAGTCGGCGCGTGCTCGCCTTTAGGTCGTTCAGCAGCCTCGCCACGTCCTTCCTGGCAGGCATACGACCCTTCTCGGGCATCATGCAGTTGATCGATGGGACGCCGCCGACCATGCACCAGATGGTCTCGAAGCGTCGCTTTACCTCCAGCGCGATGCCACGCAGCTTCTCCACGTTCAGGTCAACCGACTCCTCCCGCTCACGCTGCATACGTCGCACGACGTCGAGCAGTTCTAACACAACAGGGTCGTCGCCACGTTCGAGTTCGATGTATTTGGGTCTCGACTTCATGAGATTCAGCATACGTCGCCCGGTTGCGGTGTGCAAGCGCAACCTGCAACGGAGAGGCTTTTTTTATGGGTGACAAGGGGAGTAGACGCCCGCGGGGATTTGACATAGACGGGCCAAACCGACTGGCAAACGCACTTGACATCGCGAACCGCACACGGGATGCAATTAGGCTGCGAATTGCTGGGATGAACTACGCTCAGATCGGCACGAAACTAGGTGTCGACCCGGCCCTCGTGCAGCGAGACATCCAGGCTGCGCTCAAGAGCATCTATCAGGAAGACGGGCAAGAGCTCGTGAGGCTCGAGAACGAGCGACTGAACGCGATCATGCTGGCCGCATGGCCTGCCTGCTTGAAGGGTGACCCAAAGGCGGCAGCAACCGTCTTCGGTTGCATCGACCGCCGACTTCGACTCGCCGCGCTCGACAAGCCACAGAGCATTCGCCTGGTCCTGGAGCGAGAAACGGGCGCGCTACTCGAGCGCCTGCAAAAGGAACTGCCGTCCGATGTCTTCGAGCGAGTCCTTGAAGTCGCCGCTGGCCTTGAGGGCGGCGACCATGCTGGCGGAGCTTCGCCGGGAGAGGGCGAGGGCTGAAGGTCGTGACGTCGACGGACCGGAAGCGTTTCGCAAGTACAGAAACGACCCCGTAGGCTTCGCACACGATGTCCTCGGGGTGAAGCTTTGGCCAAAGCAGGAGGAGATCCTCCGCGCCATTGCCCTACAGCAGCGCATCGCGGTCCGCTCTGGCCAGAAGTGCGGCAAGAGCCACATCGTCGTCGTGGCGGTCCTCTGGTTCGTGAGCGTGCACCCTGGAGCCAAGGTCATCATGACCGCTCCGACGGCTCGCCAGGTTCGAGAGATCCTCTGGCACGAGCTCACGCAGGTCTACAAGCGATCGGCACGCCCTCTTGGTGGGAAACTGAACCTGTCCCCCGCGGGCGGGCTTCGGTTTGCCGACGGGCGGCAGGTCATCGGCTTCTCCGTCACCGACACCAAGAGCGAGAACATGGCCGGCACGTCCGGCGATGCGCTCATGTACGTCATCGATGAGGCGTCTGGCTTCTCCGGCACCATCTTCGACGCCATCGAGGGCAACCTCGGCGGCTCGAGCAATGGGCGCCTGCTCATGATCTCGAACCCGACTCAGCCGAGCGGGTTCTTCTACGACGCGTTCCACCGCACGGCCGATTCGTGGTGCAAGTTCGCCATCTCCTCCGAGGAGGCCTCGCAGTACGCGGACCAGTTCCCTGGGCTCATGCGAGCCGAGACGATCCGGCGCGAGGAGAAGAACAAGGGGCGCGACTCGGCGTGGTTCCGAATCCGAATCCTCGGCCAGTTCCCCACGTCGTCGGCCAACGCGATCGTGTCGCTCGTGGACATCGACGCGGCAAAGGAGCGCTTCCTCGCGGAGACTATCCGAAGGTTCTGCGCGATGGCCAACCTCAAGCCTGACGCAACGCCGAGCTCGTCGCTCAAGAGTCTCTCCGACGTGGAGATCGGAATGCTCTACGGCCCCAAGGACGGGCGCCTGGAGCTCGGTGTGGACGTCGCGCGCTTCGGCGACGACGCCACCATCATTCGCCCTCGCCGCGGCAAGACGCTCCTCCCGTATCGTGTGGTCCAGGGCTACGACACGCAGGAGGTCGCCGGCGCTGTCGCCGCGTACGCAAGGGAGCTTCTCGGCACCGAAGAGCGAGCCTTGGTCAAGGTCGACGGCATTGGCTACGGAGCCGGTGTGGTCGACGCCCTTCGGCGTGCCGAGTTCCGGTCGTACATCGACGTCTACGACGTGAACGTGTCTCACCGTGCCGACGACGAGTCAAGGTTCCCGAACCTGCGCTCGCAACTCTGGTTTGCGGG